ACCTAAGGTCGTTGATTTGTTTACACAGTTTCCGTCAATCTCCATATAACTGATTTCTACACTAGTCGCAACCCCTGAGCCGAGATGATCAACTATGGCAGTTCCGTTGGGGAAATTTCCAGCCACTGAATTAACAACTCTCAGTTTAACGGCAGTTGGACTAGTTGTATTTCCGGTCCAGATCGTACGATTACCGACCAGAATCTGACCAGTGATATTATAAGTGCCGGCCAGCATCTGAACAGTGCTTCCAGGGTTACCGTTAGCTGCCGCCAGACCCTGATTAATCTGTACCTGGTCGGCGGACCCATCACAAATATAATTCGCTCCTGAACCTGTTAAACCCACTGTGTAAGTAGATACCATTTTTACGATCTCCCAATTATTGCTAGTGTCCCTTTATCTGATGCAGTCGGCTGATTATACGTATTGTTTACAGTTGTTACATGGCTAGTTGATTGTACGGCTTGTCCCGGCGCAAGCACTTTCACGCCGCCAGCCGACGTGTTACCCAACCCACCCGATGAACCGTATGAACCGGCTAGCGACTTAGCTGCAACATTCGCGGCATGCCCTACTACCATCGCGTCATTAGCTGCTTTACTCGCGGCCTGCCACCTAGCAATCGTTGAATCGATTTGACCACGGACTGCTGCAAGACTTTGTGCATTATAAGATTGAGCAACTCGTAGCGCGTCTTGTTCAGTAACCACGACTCGTTTACCTGCCGAGTCCGTCAGTACGAGTTGTCCCTGAGTTCCAGCAAAACTTACACTGCCGTTGGCTTTCAGCCCTGTACCTAATTGAGTCATTGTTACATTCGTGGCCTTTCCGGTGCTATCAACTTGCTGTAACTGACCAGTTGTGCCACCCATTGATATCTGGCCATCTGCTGTCATGGTTGCTCCAAGGCCCTTGCCAGAAGCATCGGCCCCCTTTGTAGCGTTGTCAGTTGCCTGGACCTGACCCGTTGTACCAGCCAATGATATCTGGCCATCTGCTGTCAGTGTTGCTCCAAGCTGCGAACCCGAAGCAACGGTGGCCTTCACAGCCGCATCGGTTGCCTGAACCTGGCCAGTTACTGCACCGGTTGATACATTGTTAATAGCGCCCACCGCAGCGGTGGTAGTTGTTGCGTCACCTCCTACACTTTTAAGTACGTCATCAAGACTCGTTACTTGAGACGTTACTCCTCCCACGGTTTTACTATTTAAATCATCCACAGACGCGGCTACTTCGACATCCTTGCTCCTGACGGCTTCGGCTTTTGTGTGCCAATCGGTAAACGCACCGCCGAGGTTGTCTCTAATGAAGCCGCCGAGACCGTTTATTGTCTCAATTAACTCGGGGGGTATTAACCCTATTAAGAATTCCTTTATTTTAGTTACTTCTTCTGAGATATATGTGGATAGTCCACCAAATGCGTTTTTCAAAAAATCTACTGTAATTGTGAACGTGTCTTTTAATAAGTTCCAGGCTACTGTCACTAATCCGGTTTTTTGTTCTAATATGTATAAACCAGCAGCAACCAATCCAACAGCAGCGAGCACCGCAGCCGCAGGTAAAAGCGCGGCGGATAATGACACACCAAAAGCGAAATTAACTACGGCCCCGGCCGCCATCGCGGCCGCATATATTACCATTCCTGCACCAACGGCAGTTGCGAACCCCACCATGGCAACTAGCGCGGCCTGCATTGGTTCAGACATGGTGCTGAATGCTCCAGTAAGTCCAATCGCAGCACCCGCGAGCCCGCTTAATGCATCCATTAAACTTCCGGCTTGTATTGCCCCGTCCTTAAACCCAACAATATCAGCAAGTGCGTTATTTATATTGTCTTTTATAGTAGACCATTTGCCTGCCATAGACTGTGCTACCGCATCCATCGATCCTGCGAACTTCTCAGCTGCCAGATTTTTTAGTGCAGCATTGGTAGCTTCTTTGCTGCTACTGTCAAATATCTGAACCATCTGCTTGCCGTTAGCATCATATGTGGATAGGATGTCCTGCCCAACCTGATCCATGGTGGCGCCGTACTGCCGATAGTTATCTTCCGAAACTTTAGTATGTGCAATCCCCAATTCCTTAAGTCTCTCCCACTCTCCCGTCTGGGCATCGATGAAAGCTTCGGTTACCTGGTCTATGCTTTTACCTGTACCAGCGGCAACATCACCAACAACTGTCATATACTCTGTTGCACTCATTCCCGCGGCGGTGAATTTAGTTGCAGCTTCGGCAAGCTCAGGGAACTCAAAAGGAGTCGTGGCTGCAAAATCCTGGAGCCACACAAACATTGTTTTGGCTTTTTCTTGACTTCCCAGCAATCCGGTAAGCTGGGTCATCGTTTTTTCATAAGAAACCCCGATACCAACCGCGTAACTGGCGATTCCAATTCCCGCGGCTGCTATAGATGTTCCGATTAACCCGATTGAGACAGCGGACGCTGCTGAGAACCCACTTACGCTACTTTCGGCTCCTGATAATTGCGACGAAAACTGAGAAAAACTTCCAGCGTCAACATGCAGTCCCGCATCTGCAAAAATTTCACCTATGGAACCCATTTTTTCACCTATCTTATTATAAGACTATGTGTATAATATAGTTTTTAATACGTTTATCTGCCATTATTGCATCTTTCAGCAAGCCAATTTCCACGACCCAATATTTTTTTAATTCTGTCATCAGTCGTTTCCTTCAAGTCCGGACTATTTTGTAGGAAACCTTTTGGTAGAAATTCTTCAATTTTTACCGGCTTTCCGTCACATCCTCCTTGACTGTTGAACATAACAGCACACAGTTTGGCGTTCAGTATTATTTCAAGGTCATTTTTTGTTTTCTCTGAATTTGCTGATTCTTCAGCCATCAAAATACACTCAGCCATAGAATAATTCCAGAACTCTCGGGGTGATATCCGGCACTGCCGGTAAAGAGTGCGCTGGATCATATCAAAGAAATCGTCAATATCCATGTTTCTTAACGATTTCCCATATCATCCCCCTCAACATCCCGAATTTTATCATCCAGGTCCTTTACCATCTTAAGTGTGGCCAATTTGTTTATTTTTTTGGCGGTTTCTATCTTCTCCTTGTTTAGGAGTCCCGAATTCACAAAAGCTTCGATGATATGGGAATTCAGTGTTTCAAGGTCACCGCCTTGTTTTATATAAAATTCAGTATCAATTAGATCCTGGACTTTCTCAAGAGTGATATCTGGGTGCTCCCATACAAGACCCGCAACTATCATTTTTTCGGTATCTTCGTTTTCCAGACCATCTGGTTTTCCCAAATACTGCGCAAACTGTAACTGCGTCCGAACGCCGAGAAGTTCATACATTTTCTTCTGGCCCTTGTTCGTATAAAAAAGGGAATATGACGGAATAAAATCAACGGGGCCGCCTACCATTTAAATCACTCTCTCACGATAAATATTTGGACATATCGTGTGGCTTTCAATGCCTCACTTACTTGTATGGTGGCACGGTAAAGTTTCTGTGCAGTTGCCAAAGGTATTGCTGTAGAAGCAGTTCCGGTAGTTAATGTCGCATAAGTATCCCCACCGTCGACAGATAGACCGATATAACTTGCCGTAGCAGCAACCACAGTTAGAGTTGTAGAGGTTATTGCAGTAGGCACAGTAATAATAACTACATTTTCGGTATTCAGCAAGGCTGTTCCCGCGGATGTTGGCGACAGAGTGGCACCGACAGCCCCCGCCGCGATTGAAGTTATCCCTGCAAAAGTAGTCGCCTTTAAAAACCGTCCTGACGCTCTAAGGTTTGCTTCAAACAGAAAAGTATTATCCTTGCTTCCAGGGACGTATTTTGTCACAAAAGCACTGTATGTAAAGATAGTTCCAGCTGCTACCACATTCACTTCAAATGCGTGGATTTGCCGGTCCGAAAAGGCTGCTTCTAAAGCTATCTGGCCAGGGTCGGCAGCGACATAGTTACCAGCCAATTTACAGCTACCCGGATCGAACATTGCAAGTCCAAATTCCATTATGGTACCAGACCCAAGTGTTGAGGTGTCCTTATCTTTAGTGTCTCCATCTGGAATAGGAATGGAGTCCAGGCCGATGTATTTAATTTCAACACCGTCGATCTTGACAGTTGTTCCAAGTGTGTCTACATGTGTCATTGTTAAGCTCCGTGTGTTTATTGTTATTCTAATTTGAGTTCAAAAAATATTATTTTTAATATAACTTTAGATGAAAGTTTATTGAGTATATTGTACCTTCCTGTTCACTTTTTGAAACCAAGAAAGGATCTGAAATTGCTTCGATTCGCTGAAATCTGGTTGATCCGATTATTTTATTGGTCTGGAGATTCAGGAGTGTGTGAATTGATCTGGCTTTTAACTCGGCCGCCTTTCCGGATTTGTCACGGACTCCTATATTTAATTCTGGTTGATATAGAACATCACCTCCCGTCGCTGTTTGCTGTCTCGATCCAGTTACAGCATTAACAGATATACAGTTCGGGGGTGTATCAAAACCACCTATGAAAACATCAGTTCCCAGCGTTCCGATAAAATTAGATTGCAGGAAATCTGCAATATCTTTTATGTAATCCGGAAGGGTCATATAACCGACCTCATAGACTCTTCAACCATCTTTATCAGCAAGGTCGACCGGAAATTAAACGGTGTTGCCAGAAATTTCCATTGCCCAATTGGGTGATGTGCTGGTATTTCGTGGACATAAGGCGCGTAGGGTGTTGAATATGACAACCTCACAAAAAACTCAGTCGGCGTGTCTTTAAATACCCTTGAGTCTCCCGTTCCTTTTAATAATCCGGTATCGACTGGGCAATAATCATCTTTTGATACGTTTATCGTGTCAGTTCCCCATTGTTTAACCGCCTTCTTACCTGCCTCCTCAAAAGCACGGTGAATAAGAAGAAGTTTCGCAGCACAAAGAGCAGCACCTGGCATTTTTCACTCCTCCAACGGGTTCAGTTTTTCCCCGTTAAGACTCGGAGATACTCAATTCTATGACAACTCCCGAGTTTTATAGCCTCGATTGTCATGACCGCGGGTTGCTGTCCATCTAACAACGTAACCCTAGTATCATGAGTTATAACCGTTCTTGGTGGGAATGCTATCCAAGCAGATGTGAGAATATTCGAGCCTTCTGCATTCATTCCTGACGTTTCCCGATAATTGCATTTAACCACAATTGGTGTGCTATAAACACATTCTCCGTAGGCATCTTTTGTCAGAAGTGGTTCTATCATACATCTGTCCGGAAAATCCATCAATAATGCCTCCTATGGTGCGCGCAGTGTGCATCGTCCCTATAGACTCCACCAAAAACGAGGGAAGTTGTACTCACCTTAGTGTCATATTCTGCAATCCAAGCCAAAGCCTCATCCATCCACTGAGATGATGTTTTTATATTAACTCTCCAACTATTATCAGTGATTGATTCCGATATCACAGTGCCTTTTCCATGTTCATTCTGTAACATATCCATGACAAACAATGCCGTTAATTCGGTGATTTCATCGGTGGTTAACGGTCTACCGCCTATCATTTTAGTTAGTCGGTTTGTGGCAAGGATTGATAATATTTCAATTCTACTCGGGTCTATATCCCCGTCTCCTGGACTGATTACAAACATTGACCGAGCATGGATTATTTGTGTAACTGTAAGGGTCATGGCATCACATCCTCAGTTATAGACTTCCAAATTTTTACAGTTGTATACGATCGTAGAGGCCACCCCTTGGTAAAACCGTCGCCGTTCAGGTGTAACTGTCCGATATAAATTGCGGATTCCGAGGTTTCGTTTTCGGTAAACGGAAGTGTGATATAACCATCGGTTTCAGCGTAAACCGTTACCGGGGTTGTAGTATAATCAGTATACCCTTTAATGCAGTTGATTGTTA